GGTCTGGCCGTGACCGACCTTCCCGCCTCTCTGGGGACTCATGAACTGATGTTCTCCAAACGCAAAGAGAATGAAGAAAGCGTTCTTTGTTGCGGTGTTGAGCTGCCCAGCGAATTTAAAACCGAAGATCCTGAAGAAGCCCCCGGCTGGGCGAAGAAGCTTTTTGCAGCCGTTTTTTCCGCTTCCCAGGATTCAAACAATGAACCTGAAACAACTGAAGAGGACAGCGAAGAAATGGACGCAAAACAGTTTGAACAGCTGAATGAATCCCTGACCAACCTGGGCAACCAGTTTTCCGCCATGGCCGATGCCATGACCCAGGGCGTGGCAGAGGGCAAAAACGAGCCTGACCCCAAGCCCAAAGATGAAGATCCCAGCAAGGAATTCACCGAGCTTTCCGGCAAGGTCGATGCTCTTACCGCTTCCGTTAAGGAATTCACCACCCGCCTTGAACAGGCGCAGCCCGGAACCAATGTTCCGGAAACTTCCGGTGCAGCAGATAAAGGCAATGGAGGGCTTCTTTAATGAATACCTATTCCAGGCAGCAGTACCAGAACCTGCAGGCGGCCATTGCACTCGGCTACAGCGTGAAAAGTGTTACCCAGCAGTTTTCTGTTGATCCCAGTGTTGAACAGGATCTGCAGGATAAGATTGTTGAGCAGTCCGAATTTCTGAGCAATATCAACGTACTCACCGTTGATGAAATGAAGGGGCAGGTCATCCTTGGTTATGCGAATGGTCCCGTTTCTGGACGCACCGATACCAGCGGCGATAAAGAACGTGTTCCCAAAAACCTGCTGGGTATGGATGCAAACGACTACGAACTGCACAAGACCAACTCCGATGTCTACATGACCTATGCACATCTTGATGCATGGGCCAAGTTCAACGATTTCGATATTCGTTATGTGCGTTATGTCCATGAACGTATTGCCAATGACCGTGAGCTGATCGGCTGGAACGGAACTTCCGTGGCCGTTGATACAGATATAGTAGCGAATCCGCTGCTGCAGGACGTGAACAAAGGCTGGATGCAGTATATGCGTGAAAAACGTGCGGCCAACATCCTTACCGAAGGCACAACCGCAGGTAAGATCCGGGTCGGTACTGGCGGGGATTTCGTGAATCTGGATCACGCTGTTTCCGATCTCCTGCAGGGGATTCCTAAATGGCTGCGTAAAGATCTGGTCGCCCTGGTCGGCGATGAGCTGATCGGCAGGGAAGCAACTGCACTCTATAAAGGTGTTGCAGATGATCCCAACAAGAAGCTTCAGGCTACTGCCTCCCTTGATAAGTTCGGCGGCATCCCCTGGGATACCCCTTCCAATTATCCCGGCCGTGGATTGGTCATCACTCCTCTTTCCAACCTTTCCATTTATGTGCAGTCCGGCTCCTGGCGCAGGCAGCTGAAGGATAAGCCTGAAAAAGATCGCGTGGAAGATTTCAACTCCCGTAATGAGGGCTATGTGGTTGAAAACGCAGAAGCCTTCGTTGGTTGGGAATTCGACAATGTGGAACTCCCTGATGGTGCAGGTGGTTGGCAGTAGGTCTCCGACAACAGGCGGGGGAGCAATACCCCCGCCGCCCTTAAATAAGGACGTGAATCAATGAGTTTGATGCTCAATCACCAGAGAAAAATTAAAGCACAGGGCGCGACTTCTACCGCAGATCCTGCGGCAGGTGCCAAAGTGCTGGTTGTCGGTGGTGGCGGTTCCATCGGAGCCCAGCAGCTTTCAGAGCTGCTTACCAACTCCCTTGAAGAACACCTTCAGGTTTTGAAGAGCTTTGAATCCGTACAGCGCAAGATCCAGTACAAAAAAGAAGTGCTGATCCCCGAATACCGTAACTACGTTTCCCGTCTGGAAGACTCCGGGCAGGATCATCCGCTGCTTGGCCATTACCTGGTATGGCTCCTCGATGCCGATGAAATTGATGAAGCCCTGCCTTACGGCCTGTGGTGCGTGGAAAAAGGCATTTCCCTTCCGGAGCGTTTCAAATCCAAGCTTCCCACTTTTTTTGTGGGTGAAGTTTGCAAATGGTCTGAAGACCAGCTTGCAGACGGCAAGTCTGCAGATCCTTACATTTCCCTGCTTTTTGAGGCCGTGAAGTCTCATGAATGGGATCTTGCGGACAAGGTTTCCGCCCATCTCCATAAGTGCATGGGGTTTCAGGATGAGCAGGACGGCAGGCTGGAAGATGCTTGTGTCATGCTGCAGGCCGCTATGGGACTGGGCGCAAAGGTCAAGACCAGACTGGATCAGATCCAGAAGAAACTGGCTGCTGCAGAAGCAGATACTAACTAGCTATCCGTACTACCCGGCCCTGCTGGCGAGTTCCGTGTTTGGTTTTCTTCTTCACGGAATGCTTGAACCAGTATGGGCCGGAATTTTAAAGAGAGTGATTTATGTCCTTTGTCGGCCTTTCTGATGAAAAAGTTGAAGATATGACCGTGGTTAATGATGGGTTTTATCCTGATATTTCCGTTGGTCACCTGCAGGAATTTTACCGCATCCCTTCGGAATTTGAGTCCGCAATGGTGCGGAATCAGCTGCAGCTGTCCATTGCTTGGGTCAATGACCAGCTGACAACATGGAAGGCCGAACAGATCGAAGCCGGCAACGCCACCCTGAAAGACATTCCCGCTGATGTTATCGGCGGCGAAACCTCCAAGGAACTGCATTACAAGCACGCTGTGTGCTGTCACGCCAAGGCGGAGCTGCTGCCGCAGTATGAATCTATGGTCCGGGCCAAGTCGGCTAGCAGATCCAGTGATGTGGAAGACGTGGAAACTCAGGCAGATAAATTTCTGGAGAATGCAAGGATTGCTCTTGCTGCCCTGCAGAGTAAATCCACTATTTTGGTAGAGGCCATGTAATGCAGCAGTTTCAGGCATTTTCTGAATTCCTCTTGCAAATCTCCGGCGTGAAGCGCGAGCAGCTGGAATGCTTTGCGGACAACTGCAAATTGATTCCGAGTGGTAGGGATCTGGGGAATTGCACGGAATTGGGTCTGCTGAAATATGACGCTGTATTTGAGGTTACCCATTACAAAGGCGATGCATCTTTGTTTTTGGCTCATGTTTTGAGCTGGTTAGAAAATAATGATCCTTATCGTTTTCAAGCAGACTTGCCGGATCCAGAGGTAGAGGTAACCCCCGTTGACCGTGAGTCTGTTGACTTGGATTTATCCATTACTTTTGAAGAATCTCTTATTGTCTCCCCTGCTGAAGATGGGCCTATTTTGTGGAATGAAAAAAAATGGAAGATTACCGATCTTGATGTGGACGTAGCTGAAGAACTGGGAAGCATGGACGGTAAATCCGATGATTGAAGGAGTTCGTTGCAAGCTTAATCCTTCAGATCTCAAGAAGTTGAAAAGGCAGCTTCATATTCTGGCCTTGCCGCCACGGGAACAGACCCGTTTTGTTAACGGCGTGGCCCGGGAAATAATCAAGGACAGCCGTAAAAATATTCGACAACAGCGTACCGTGTCCGGTTCCGCAATGGAGCCGCGCAAGAACGGTAAACGCAAGATGCTTCGCAAGATGGGCAAGGGGCTGATTGCCAAGCGCACTGGACGATTCCGCAGAGAAGTTGCCTGGAAGAATGGCCGCAAATCGCAGATCGCCTACCGTCACCAGCACGGCGTTACCCAGAAGATTACCGCCAACCAGCAGAATAAGAGCCTGAAGAGCAGGGAACGCAATGAACGGCCCGCATCCAGAACCATTGCCAAGCAGCTCAAGGCCGAGGGCTACAAACTGCCGGTGAAGGGCAAGCGCGGCAAGATCCGTTTAAAAAGGGTCAGCATTAAGTGGATCATGCAGAACATGACCAACGCCCGGGCGGCAATGCTCATACATATTTTAAGGGGGGATCCTTCCCCACGACCCAGATCATGGGAAATTGAAATCCCGGAACGTCCGTTTCTGGGTGTGACTCCAGATAAAGCGGACCAGTTCATAGTTGATCTGGCCCAGCAGACACTTAGCCAGATAAAACGAGCATAGGAGTAGTTCATGGCTTTAGGCAAAGCGTTAGTAAACAACCTGAACCTGATGCAAGGCGCATTCGATGAGGTGGAAAATTATTTCCTTTATGTCGGGCGCGGCGCAGGAACAAACGAGGGCAAGCTGATCACTGTCAATACTGACACTGAACTTGATGATGTGTTAGGCGCAACTGACAGCTATCTGAAAAAGCAGGTCTACCACGCCATGTTGAATGCGGGGCAGGACTGGAACGCCTGTATCTATCCGTTGGCTGATGGTGAATCATGGTCTGATGCAGTGGATTATTGCATGGAACAGACCAGTGTTGAGGCTATCGTTGTAACTGATGCAGTAACCGCTTCTACTGATGTAGAGGCTTATTACGCTAAGACTCAGGCCATTATGGCTGAGTACAGACGCCCTCTCTTTTTTATAGGCCGTACTCGTGGAATTGATACAGAGACTGAAAGCTGGGCAGACTATAAGGCCGCAATCAAACCGCTGATCAAGGACATTCTTGCAGATCAGGTTTCCATCGTTCCCGACCTTTGGGGAATGGATGTGGGGACATATGCAGGGCGGCTTTGCAATAAGTCGGTAACTGTTGCTGATACTCCCATGCGCGTGGAAACAGGACCGCTTATCGGGGCGTGGTCTGATAAGCCGGTTGATAAAGACGGCCGCAAAATTGATACCTCCATTCTGAAGGATCTTGATGCTGCGCGTTTCTCCGTTCCTCAGTGGCATCCTGATTACCCCGGTATGTTCTGGGCTGACGGCAATCTGCTGGATGCTCCGGCCGGAGACTACCAGGTAATTGAAAACTTGCGCGTAGTTCAGAAAGCAATGCGGCGTGTTTATGTGCTGGCTGTGGCCAGAATCGGTAATCGTCGGTTGAATAGTACTCCGGCTAGTATCGCTTCCAACCAGACTTATTTTTCACGTCCCCTGCGTGAGATGAGCAAGTCCGTAAAAATTATGGGTGAACAGTTCCCTGGTGAAATTAAGCCTCCGAAAGATGATGCCATTACCATTGTCTGGTCCACAAGGACCAAGGTTGCAATTTATATCAAGGCCACTCCCTACAATTGCCCCAAAGAAATTACCTGTAACATTTTTCTGGATTTATCCAATCAGGCGGAGGCTGCATAAATGGCAGGTCAGCGTTTAAGTGGAAAAAACTTTGACATTACTCTGGGTGACATTGCTTTGCACGTTGAAAAGGCAACCCTCGGCATCGAGGACAACAGTGCAACAGTTAAAGACCGTGGCGTGCCCAATGGCTGGGTTGACGGTGATGTGTCCTCATCTGGTGAACTGGAAGTTGATGCCCAGAATTTGAATTTGATTACCGAGGCGGCCAGCTCCGCTGGAAGCTTCAGGCAGCTGCCTGAGTTTGACATTCTCTTTTTTGCCAAGACCGGCAACGATGAGATGAAAGTTGAAGCCTTTGGCTGCAAACTGAAGATTGAATCTTTGCTGGATATTGATTCCAAGGGTGGGGAAAAACACATCTCCAAAATTCCTTTTGAAATTACCAGTCCGGATTTCATCCGCATTAACGGCGTTCCCTATCTTTCTGAAGAAGACACCGCAGGTCTGTAATGGATGTTGTTGATTCCGCTCAAATGACTGAACGGTTGATCCGTGAACAGGCTCTTGCTTGTTCCGGATCAGCCGGAAGCGGAGAGAGCAACACTCATTGCGAGGAATGCGGCGAACCTATCCCA